TTTAACAATACTTTTTAACTGACTTTCTCTAGCTATTAACACAGGTAAATCAAGACGTTTAAATGTTCTGTCTCCTATAGTGTATTCTTTTGCCTTATCAGAAACAATAGCTCGTATAGCAGCAGAAACATTTGCTAAATCTGTTTCTGCTTGTGTTCTATAATCAATAGATAAAGGTGTACCAGTATATTCAAGTTGTTTTTTAACAGTCAGATTTCCTTGACCTAACTTAAATTTTTCTCCTGATTTAGATACTATTGCACACCAATACCAATCACCTGCATGAAAATTTGAAGAATCTGTAGCACTAATAGTAAATTCCCATCCAGTGTTATATGCACTGCCTATTGTTGTATGACCTTGTCCAGCTGCATTTGTTCTTAAATAATATGTAAGTGTCCAATCAGTACTTGTAGCATTCTGGTTAAAAGGGACAGTTGTTGACTCATCTCTCCACTTTATAGTCTCACCTGCACTAATTACAGATGGAAGATCAGATACCCACATAATGACCTCTACCAGTTAGTAACATAATCAGATTGTACATTCTTTGGTCTTATTCTACCTCTATTTGCCTTAGAATCACTATTTTGATTTTTATATCGTTTTTCTAGCTGATTCCATAATGTTCTGCGGTCATACAATTGATACAAACGATGTAATGCTGCATATGCATAAACCATCTCATCTAACGCCTCATTTCTAACACCACTTTTCTTTACCCATACCCGATCAAACTGATATCCATTACGTTGTTTTCTTATTTCTCTTTCTGCTGTGAGTTCTTCAAAATAATCAGAAGTTATGGTCGGATAAAAATGTAAAGCACCTTTACCTGGCTCTGCTTCTTTTAATCTTCTATGCATCTGCGTTTTAATTTTATTAACAGCAACTGAAAATAACATTACGCTACCTCTTCTTGTCTTACCTGTAGATCCATAATCTATTTTGTTTGGCTTGCTTAGAAATGCATCGTTGCGAAGTTTGCCTATACCTTTTATTGCTATCATCCCTAACTTTGTTCTTTCTCTTACATAGTTATAAACCTCATCAGTAAAATGACCACCAGTATCAATAGCAGCTACTTCTATACGCATTTTTATTCCATTCACATTTGTATATGGCGTTTGTAATATTTCATCAAGCTGTTGCCATACATCTGGTCTTGATGGCGAACCATATATTTTTACTCTATCTAATAGAAAAAACTCTTCATTTCTACCAGCACCCCAAACAGACAAACTAAGTCTGTCATCTTGTGTATCAATACCAGCTAAGATTACTAAGACCTCTTCTGGCGGTACACCTTTTTCATAATCCTCATTAGCTGCCTTTTCCATCAAAGCACTAGCACCTACCTTAGATTCATACTCATCTTGCCAAACCTCACCTAAAACAGTATTTATAAACGTGCGTAACTGTTCTGGATTATCTTTCGATGCAAGCCATTCTTCTGCAAGATTAGCCCAAGACGCATTTGGCGAATAAGAATAACCAGCCCATATGTGAAAACCAACGTGCTTACCGTTACCTTCAGCAGTTGCACGCCATTCTCCTCTTTCTACCATCCATCGTTTTTTGCTATGTGGTATAAAAACACCGCACGATTTACAGCAATATGAGGCTGTATTTAAGTCATTTCCTTGCCATTTTATGTTATTCCAGACAAAATACTGCATTTCACCGCATTCTGGACACGGAACAAAGTATCTTCTCTGATCTGACTCGCTAAATAGCTTTTCAATACGTGAAAAATCTTGAACAGTAGGTGTAGACCCTGCAACTATTTTTCTATTCCAGTAATATTCTGTTCTTCTTATGCCTAGCTTTATTTGATCTCCTTCTGTACCCGCTCCACCTACAGGATAGCCATCAACCTCATCAAAAAGAACAATACGTCTACTAACTCTACGAAAACCTCTAGGTGAGTTAGCTCCTACTAGTCCTAACGTGCCA